CTTGCATATGGTAGAAAAACTGGTTATGGTGGTTATGGACCACCCCCAGGATGGTTACGTGGTAGTCGTGTAACAGAAATGTATTTTGATCAGGATAATGAATTTATTTCATTAGATACGTGGATTAGACAGGAAGATGGTACCAAAGATGTACAAATTTTGCACCAACCAATCACTGGAGGGCAAGATATTTGTTGTGGAATGGAAGGTGGTCAAGTAAGTAAATGTACGATTTTTGAGGAAAATTTTAGGAAAAAATTAAAATAATTTATTTTGAGATTTTATTACATAGTGTAATAAAATCTTAAGTGAAGTTTTATATTAAATATTTATAACAATATTACAAATAATTATTAAATTTAATTAATCATTAAAATTATTAATATTATGAAAATAATAAAATAAAAATGAAAAATATAAATTTATAGAAGAGTATTTGTAAATTTAAAATGAATAAAAGTAGTTATTTTATTCCAGACAAAGCATTATTTGGATCATATCCTGATGCTGATGCTGTAAAAGAATTAGAAGCAAATGGTGTTGTTTTATTTGTTAATTTAACAGAAGATCATGAAATTGAAAATAAATATACTGTTTCGGGAGATAATAAAATATTATCTTTCCCAATTCCTGATAGAAAAATACCAACAGACTATTTGTCATTTTCATTATTTATTATAAAGATATCTATATTGATGAATACTTTTAAAAATAATGATAAATTATATGTCCATTGTAAAGGTGGACATGGGAGAGCAGGAGTTTTGGTTGCTTGTTTATTATGTTATATTTATAATATAGAACCTGAAAAATCTCTTGAATTAACGACACAATATCATAGTACCAGAAAAGAAATGAAACAAAAGTGGCGACAAATTGGATCACCACAAACATGTAGACAAAAAAATTTTGTGATCAGAATGTTTACACCAATAAAATTTTATAGAGCTTTTAAATCAGGTACAACAACTGGTTTTAGTAATTTTTCTACACATCCTGTGTATATGAAATATTTTAATGTTACATTTCCTACTTCAGAAGCTGCATTTAATGCATATAAGGATCCAGATAATAAAGAATATATTCAAAAGTTGGTTGAATCAAAATCACCTTTCATTGCGAAAGAACATAGTAAAAAATGTAATTTACGAACGGATTGGTTTCAAAATAGAGAAATATTTATGCAAGAAGTTATTCGTTCAAAATTAGAACAACATAAAGAATTTGAAATAAATCTGATAAATACAGGTTTGAAGCCAATAATTCATTTTACCAAAAATGATAAGTTTTGGGGAAATGGTCCAGAAAATAATGGAAAAAATGTTTTAGGAAACATTTTAATGAAAATTAGACATGAACAATTTATTAAATTAATATTTTAATATATTGTTTTGATTTAATTATTTGATTTTTTATTCTTCATCATCACTATCGTCATCACTATCGTTATCATATGGCTCATCTGATTTTTCATCTGATTTTTCATCTGATTTTTCATCTGATTTATTTAGAAGATCATCTTTCCATTTTTTAAGATTTTTATCTCCATCAAACAAATCAGTACCAAGCCATACACCAACAAAAGCAGCTAATATAGCAAGAACTACACCAACAGCAATTAAAACTTTGTGATTTGTTGTTAACATACCTGTAGGTGCTTCAGAAATTGCAGAAGTATTATCTCTAAAACGTCTCTTTTGAGTATTTTTTTTCATTTTAATATATACAATGAAAAAAAAAATAAAAAATAAAAAAATTTATAATTTGCATGATTCACATTCTTCTGTATATTTGGAAGCAATTTCATTATAATTAAACTGTTTTTTACCTAACATTGAATTAACATCATTATGAAAACTAATAAACCATTTCGTGAATTTATCTTTATTTGTAACATCAATTTTTCTTTTTTTACGATTATCAACATAATGTTTACGACATTTTTCACAAGGTAATAAGATCATCAATGAATCAAAAAATTTAATAGCGGCATCTTTTTCTTTTTTTGTAGGATTTTCAGGATAATTAAATACCATAGCTTCCATAAATTTCCAAGCATGTGGTCCCCACATTTTTGGATCAAGAGGATTATCATCTTTATTCGTCGGAACTGAATAATCACCTACATAATTTTCTGTTGGTTGAATATTTTGATCAACGGTTGGTTGAATATTTTGATCAACGGTTGGTTGAATATTTTGACTAATGATTGGTTGAATATTTTGATCAATGGTTGATGGTAGTGATGTTTGGATATTAATTGATTCGATATTTTGTTGATCAGAAATGGTATTATTTATACTGGAAACATTATGATGTAAGTTTTTGGGTATATTTTGTATGTTATTATGAGGCATATTGGATAAAATATTAGTTTGTGTGGTAAAATTGCTTGGTATATTATTATGTGATATATTATATGGCATATTATCATATGGCATATTATTATGCGGCATATTATCATATGGCATATTATCATGTGGCATATTATACGCGGTATTATTTGTATGTTGATTAAGGTGTAAAGAGTTGTGTTGGTTATAATTATTTAAATGTGATTTATTATTGGAATATCCAGAGTTAATATAGGTATTATTGGTGTAATTCGTTTTAGAATAAGGATTTAGGATAGAAACATCATGATTATTAAGATATTTAGTAGAATCTACATTAGAGTTGTGATTAGAATTGGAATAAAGTTTTCTATACATTTTTTATTAGAAATAAATAATTTTTAAAAACATATTTACAATTTTTAATTCTTTTTTGATATATAAAAAAAAAATATTAATATAATAAATATGGCAAAAACATACATAGAATTATCTTCTACTTATCGAAATAGATTAGAATATCCAAATCCAGCAAATTTTGTTGTAAATCCATGTGAATTAAATAATGAGAATTTTTGTGAAAATTCTAATATAACAAGTTCAGCATATCCTTTTTATAATTTTTGGTCATTACCACTTAATATAATAAAGAGATATACTGATGTTAAACAACCAGATGGGTCAGATGGTGCAGATGGAACGGATGACAATTTATATAAACCTTTATTATTACCAATGAATTTTGGTTTATCAACAACAAGTTTAAAAAAAAAATTTAATGAAAATGCAACACCGATAAATTCGAATTTATCAGATTGTACTGAAATTGATCTTATTAATACAAATATTGGTACACAGGAAGAACCAATATTTACGAATGTATTAAGACCAATACATACATTAACTAATTTGTATGATTATAAAGAGGAGTATGATACATCATGTGAAACAACATCAATGTATAATATATATGTAAAAACAGGTCTTATTGGTAATATATCAAAACAACCTCATATACAAAATTATTTTAATGGAATGTATATTAATAATTTTAATACAATGGATAATTGCAAGGAATCTTCAATGGTAGTTGAATCAGATATTGATTCAAGAGTACCATTTAATAAATGTGCGGAATTAATTATACCTAATAGAATGTCAATTGGAACGAGTGAAGAAATTTATTACAAGATAGATTTTGATAAAAATTTGTTTAATATGCAAAATAAAATATTGTATAAAACGAATCAAAGAAGACCACCAATTGGTAATGTTGAATCAACATATTCATCAATTGATTCATTAAAATTTAATGTATCACCATCATTTTCAAATATATTTAAATGTTTTTGTTGGGAAGATGTAAAAAATGTTGAGTGTAAAAAAGCTAATTATAATCCATATATTTATAATAATATTGATTGGAATAGCATAAGAATACATGGTGGAGTTAATGATAATCAAGGTTATACATCAACATATGTTGAATTTATTCCAGTACCTATATCTGCTAAATTAAATTTTTCCAAAGCATTACCAAATGGTTTATCTGATAGATTTAAAATGATTTCAAATTATAATGCTACGACAAAACTTGCATCATTTACAAATTGTGAAGATGAGATAAATAATACATCAAGACAGTGGCAACGTATGATATATTGGATGTTATATGCGAGATGTGGTCGTGGATTAAGGTCTGAAATACCATATAATCCTTCAGAGATATGTAATGAAAATTTATTAAATGTGATAGCGAATCATAATCGTGAGAATTCTAATAATGGATCTGATGGTTTTTGTGATTGGAAAAAATTAAAATGTTCTGATGTGTTAAAATTCAAAAAATCAGAATTAACAAATAAAACAGAAGCTGAATTAAACAAATTATGTTTAAGTGCTACCATTCCTAGTGTTCCTTTTCCAAGTGTTAATGTAAATCTAAGTTATAATGATATTATAAATGGTAGTTTTTATACATTAATGCAAACTAACTTAAATCATGAATTAAATCAAACGAATAAACCAAGTACTTATGGAAATCCAACTCATTTTAAAGAAAATAATGTATGGAAATTATTTACAATTTGGTCAAGTGGTTCTAAAAATATAACTGCACTTGCTTGGGAACTGACATCTAATCCTATTACCTCTACACCGGCAAATGATGCTTTTCAACTTTTTTCTGCAATTAGTATTCCACCAACACATTATTTAGATCCACATACGTGTAATTATGTTGTTTGGAACGATACGGTTCCAGAAGAATATGTAGAATTACTTGGTGTAGGGTGGGGAAGTTTTAAAATGGAATATTCTAATGAATGTTCTGTTGATTATAGTGTTCCGTGTGAAGGTACTAATTATATTTGGAATTTCCGTATGAGACATGATATACCTGAAATGATAGCTACAACAAACACGGGTCCGATTGAATATACATTAAATTACACAAATCCAAATGATCCGTCACAAAAATTTATTCAAACTCCTGATTATTGTGAGACGACACCTCCTTTATATTTGTTTGGTGTACCTTATGATATAGAAATATTAGATGGAGGTTCTGGATATACACGTGGTGGTTATTTTATATATGGTGTTGATAATTGTGATTTATTAGAAATTGAATATAGTGTTAGTTGTGGGGAAGTTACTCATGTTAAATTAACAAAATTGGCACTTGATAGTATGATTTATGAAAAATTATCAAACGTAAAAGGTAATATTTTGTCTGCTTCTGGTATTTTAAAATATCAAACAAAAACATCTGAATGTGAAATACAGAATACGAAACAATATTTTAATTCAATGTTTCCGGATTATCTTGAAATGAATTGTATAAATTCGGATAGTAATGATTATGGACCTTATACATATAATTGGGATGGTCGTGATAATAATATGAGAACTAAAACATTATGGTTTGGTGGTTCTGGTGCATCAATTCGAATCAGTAAAGGATTCGGATTTTTTTCGAATTTAGGTTATTATGATCAAACAAATTATGCGTATAAATCATGTAATTCTAATATTGGTCCTTCTGATAATGATAGAAAAGAACATTTATTATTTATTCCGTCTGTTGTTGAAAATCATAATAATAACTTTTGTGAAAATATTAATAGTTTAAATTTTAGTTCTGTTTGTCAAACAAAAGACAAACATCATGGTGTACAATCTTCTGATGAAGAAACATTTAATTTTAAATGGCAATATAATTCTAAAATGGATTTTTATCGTAATTATCCTGTATATATGAACAAAGAAGCATTATGTAAAAATAAATATATGGATCCACCCTATGATTCAACAACCACAGGTACCACACCAATTTTAGCAAATTTCTCAACTAATGATATTAAAATATATTGGACTAAAGATTTACGTTCTATTCAAAATAAACCTCTTGAATGGAAATATTGTCGTTTTAATAATATTGAACCTCAAACTCAATTAATTTCATTTTGCCCTCCTGTTGCTCCTGCGGTTAATCCAAGTTATGTTGTTGTACAACATGTTGTTGACGCGTCTGTTTTTATTACTAAACAAGCTTTCCCAGGTTATCCAAAAGTAATTGAAGGATTATGGGATATTACTGCTGATGAAACACCTGATCTTAGTTGGGAAAAAAATACAAATAGCGTAACAGAAGAAAAGCAAATTCCTACACAATGTTGTGCATATGAATGGGAAATTTTAAAAGTAGATAAACCATCTTATATGTCTATGAATAATCAACTTGTTTCAAAAGCATCACAACAAGAACCTGGAAATTATAATATATCTTTACGTAATCTTATTATACCCAATTTAAGATTGCAAACAGGATGGCGTACACCAGATTATTCACACTTTTATGTAGAATTGTCTAATCAATCAGGTACCAGTAAACAAAAACAAATGATTCAGTCAAATAATCCCAATTCAAGTTCTGCGTTATTCAGAACAACAATTACTGATTCATCACATCCAAATTCAACGAAATTTTTGAAATTATCAGGTGATGGTATGAGTCAAAGTGTTAAATTTAATACTTTAGAATCTATGAAATTAAGAATTTATTTGCCTGATGGAAAAGAATTTATGACACGAGATTGTGATAATGCACCACCTTTTCAAAGTAATCCTTTGTTACAAGTTACTGCATTATTTGAATTATCAGATGTTTAATTTTAATTTTAATTTTTTGGTTTAAATACATCAAAAATTAAAATTAAAGATGTCTAACAATCAAATTATACCAAATGTTAATACAATTCATGTTGTATCAGAATTAATAATTTTAAGTGGTATTACTTTTTATTTTTCAAAAAAATATAATTATATGGAAAGTGAATTAAATAAAGTAAAATCTATTTTACAGCATCAAAATGTAAAATTAACAGATTTTGAAAAAAACAAAAAAAATCAAGATACAAAAATTGCTCAATTAGAGTCCTTGATCAATAATTTACAAAAAGATATTGTAAAATTATCTAACAATAGACAATTCCAAAACAATAACGAACAATTTATTAATAAACCAGTAAATAATTTTCAAAAAAATATACCTACACAATCTTTTTCTTCTGAATCTAAAAAACCTCCTGTTAATCCAGAGGTTGTAGAAACCAACAAATTTGCAAATAATGTTTCACAAAATACACAACATAAAAATAATATAGAATCTGAACAAAATTCCGGAGATGTACATTCAGATAATCAAACAAAAGTATTAAATGATGTGAATGAAATATTAAATAATGAAGATTCTTTTAATGAAAAACCAAATACTTTTGTTTTTAATCAAAGTCCATTTGATATTTTTCAAATGGTAGGTGCAAAATCTCATGAAACAACTGAATCACGTAAAATAGAAATAATTGAATCAGATGATTCTAATGAATCCAATGAATTAGATTCTGATGATACAGAAAATTTCGAATCAGATAGCCAATTAGACGAAGCTTTACAAGATGAAATTGCAGAACTAAAACTTGATCAAAAATCATCAAGACGTAAACATGATTTAAATAATAGATCACCATCAAATAACAGCGAATTATCTATAACAGATGACTAAAAAAAACTTTAATAATTGGTATATACAAAATAAAACAGATATTGATAATTTATTTAATATTTGGATCAATCGGTCAAATAGATTTCTAAACATTAATCCAGACTATTATGAATCAAATAAATTATATAATGTTTTTTGTAAATTTATTTATAAAAATTCTTAAAATTAAACAATTCTGTTTAATTTTATATTTAAATAAATATTCATAAACTATATAACAATGAATAAAATAAATAATAAAAACGATCAAAATTTAAATGATTTTACCAACTCTATTAATGATGATATTGATTTACATGATGTATCCAATGATAACTTTATATTTGAATCCGTTATATCAGAATTAGAAGATTATTCATATGATTTAAATTTATCCTTTCAAGAATATTTTAATTCAACAGGCGCAAATATTGGTAAAAATATAAATTCCATCAAAATATTTGATTTCACTATTGATATTTTAAACCATTTTGAAAATTAAATTATTTCTTGTCCATCCATGTCAAATTCTTCATTCTCTTTTATTAAATCACCATCATTAAAATTATATTTATAAACAGGAGTATCTGTTTTATAATAATTTAATCCTAAACATTTTAAAACAGAGCTTTCTATATTCTCCACTGTATTCTCTTCTTGATCTAATAATTCACTCAATAATTTAGTAATATCTTCAAATTCCTCTATTTGTAAACTTATATATTTATCACAATCCTTCTTTGTATCTTTGCTTGATATTGTATTAATATTTCCATCAATAACTTCTACATGCGACTCAATTGATGATAAACTAAGTGGTGATGATTCATTTTCAGACGACTCCTCTTTATTATCCTTCGATTTATCACTTGATTTTTGTTCTACAACATCATCAGGTTTCGGTTTATATGATGGAATTCTTGCAAGTCTTATCGGTGATGGTGTTGATTTACGTCTTTTAGCTTTTGCTGGTGTTCTTCTCTTTTTCGGTGAAGGTGTTGTTTTTCTTCTTTTTGGTGCTATATTTGTCTTTTTACTACTTTTACGTGTAATTTTTCGAGACTTCTTCTTAGGTGTTCTTGATTTCTTGGTTGCCTTTTTCTTTGGTGTACGAGATTTCTTCTTTGGTGTTCTGGTCTTCTTGGTTGCCTTCTTCTTTGGTGTTCTGGTCTTCTTGGTTGCCTTCTTCTTAGGTGTACGAGATTTCTTAGTAGTCTTTTTCTTAGGTGTTGTTGCCTTCTTCTTAGGTGTACGAGATTTCTTAGTAGTCTTTTTCTTAGGTGTACGAGATTTCTTAGTAGCCTTTTTCTTAGGTGATTTGCTTTTTGCAGGTGATTTGCTTTTTGCAAGTTTATTACAAATTAATTCAACTAATTCGTTCTTTTTTAAATTTACATAATTAGTTAATTTTAATTCTTTCGCAATAATACATAAATCAGCTTTTGATTGAGCAGCAACTTTTTTATTTTTATATTTAATATCTTTAAAATCTTGTGTTTTATTTGATTTTTTATTAAAATTGTAAGAGGATTCTGATTGAGTATTCGATTCTTCATCATGAGACTTTTCAATATTATTTTCAATAGTCATTTTTAATAAATATATATATTTTTTTATAAAATTTAGCTTCTTAAATTTATACAATTTGTATAAATTTATGTTTATATATTTGTATCATTATTGTTATTATTGTCATTATATTATCATATGATATAAATTATTAAGTTGTTTCGATTACAAAACATGTATGATAATCTGTTACATTATCTTTATCTCGTCCTTTTTGGTTAGTAATAAGATGAACACCATTATGCACAAAATTATGATTATGATGAATATGTCCAAAATGCCAAATACACATATTAGACTGTGTGATAAGTGTTTCTAAATTATTAGAATATAGATATGGAAATTTATTTTTTATATGTGCAACTAAATTAACTGGTGGATAATGTGTTATTACTATTTTTGTCATATTATTCTGTTTATTTGAAAAGTTTTTTGTTAAAAATTGTAAACTTTTTCTATATTGTTGATTATATACCTTATTATTAAATCCATAAATTCTAACTCTAAATTTTGGCAAATTATTATTCCCAATATCACTCCACAACGTACAACCATAAAAAATTGTATCACCAACAACAAATGTTGAATTATTCAATATTACAAGATTTGGTATAACTGTCTCAAGACTATACAATTCTTTAACTAATTCATTAAACGGTTTTGGTGTCACATTTTTTATTGTATAAAACTCATGATTACCAGGTATATATAAAATTTTCTTAAAATCAGATAATTCTTTCAAAAATTGAATTAATTGATCCATACGATACAAAGATCCTATATCACCAGCTAGCACCAATATATCACTGTCTGGATCTTTCTTGATAAAATTGTTTGCTTGAACATTTTCTAAATATTCAATATGTAAATCAGATGCAAATTGATAACGCATGCTCTATATTTTAAAAATATAATTTTTAAAATCATTTTTTAAAATTTTAAAAATTTTACATATCTGGTATATCATCCAAATCAATTTCAGGACCCTTCATTTTCCTCTTTGGTTGCTGTTGATTACCTGGTGCTCCCATCTGACCTAAAGACCCAAACATACTTAATATATTACTTCCCGTTTTACTTGCAATAACTTTTCCAAGAACAAATACAGCAGCCTGTACTAATATCATTGTTAACAATCTTACTTCTACTGGCCAATTTGATTCTGTTGGTACATACGATTTTTCACCCAATTCAATTAATAACCTTTCATAATTATTCATACTCTGAATTTGATGTTGAGTAAATCCTTTCATATCAAATTTTAAAAAAGAACCAAGTAAATATTCAACTACCATAAAACCACCAATTAAATACGTTTTATAACTATCAACTGTAGAATCCACAGATAATTTTTTTATAGTAGAGTCATATTCATTAACCAATGTTTTATAATCAGTATGAATATTAAATTCTGGTAAATCTGCATCTTTATAAGATTTCTTTAATAAATCAAATTTAAATAACATCTCTCTTTTCTTATCTTCTTCATCTTCTTTTTCAAACTCTGCTCTCTCTGCATCTAATAACTGTGGCTTACTTTCATATACACCTGTTTGTTGTAATTCAGCCAGAGTCGGTGCAACTGTTGGCTGTTTAAATATATTATTTGTTCCAGCATGTGGATCATTCTGTTGATTTGATGTGTTATTAAAAATAGGTTGTGTGTTTTGTTGAAAATATGCTTGATTATTTTCTCTATGCATCATATTTTCAATATTATTTTGTTGAGGTAATTGTCCAAGTGTCGCTGCTCCAAGTGTCGCTGCTCCAAGTGTCGCTGCTCCAACTGTAGGTCCTATCGATCTATCACGAGATGTTCTGACATGTTTCGACGAAACATGCTTATCATACTTTGAATCAGACTCTTCATCACTATCCAATAATTCATTCAATCTTTTTGAAATATCAACAGAATGTTTAAACTCCTCAGATTCTGTATCATCATCAGACGAATAATAATCACTACTTTTAGATTTACCTTCTGATGTATTATCAGAAGAACTTGATGAAATAAATTCCAATTTTTTCTTACCTTCTGATTCATCTAACGAATCATTAGATGAATCATTAGATGAATCATTAGATGAATCATTAGATGAATCATTAGATGAATTATCAGAAGAATTCTCAGAAGAATTCTCAGATGAACTTTTTGATTCATCTAATGAATCACTTGAATAATTTCTATGTTTTTTTAAATTTTTATCCGATTCAGAATCAGATGTTTGCGAATTTGTTGATTTACTTTTTTGATAATAATTTGAAGCATCATTATTAATAAAATTGTTTTGTTTATTTTCATATTGAGGTATTGTTTGTTGTATTGTTTGTGGTATTGTTTGTGGTATTGATGATTGATTAGATATGTTTTGTTGTTCATGTATTATTTGTTGAGAAGACTTTTGAGTATATGGTTGATTATTTATAGAACCCATCGAAGGAATTCTATTAATATCACCAATATATTCTTTATTAACTTGACTTGGTTTTATTTTTTCTTTATTTTCCAACAATTCTAAATATAATTGTGGCATTCTATTAAATACCGGTACTTTTGGTTTAGTTGCAGATTGCAACGGTACCTTAATGACACGAATACGGTTTTTCGGCATTTTTAATTATTATTTTTCTACTTTAAATAATTTATTATAACAATTATGTAAAAATGATTTTATATATTAATTTTTCTTACATAACTAAAAATTTTAAACATGGTTATCATCTCTATCAATAATAAACAATACACTTTTTTTACAAAAAAAGAAAATAATCAAACTATCTATTATTTACCACGACTAACCGATATAAATAAACATGGAAAAAATTGTTTCTGGGAAATTTTAGTTCAAGATAATATGATTTTTAGAAAATCATACCAAGAAGGCGGTAAAATTCGTGAATTCCCAGAAATTGTCTGTAAAGGTAAAAATATCGGTAGGGCTAATGAAACAACCGATCATGAACAAGCACTTTTTGAATCATTTTCTTTATGGACTAAAAAACAATCAACTGGATATTCTGTTGAAGATAGTCAATCGACTGCTATGACGACTGCTATGACGACTGCTATGACGACTGCTCTGACGACTGGTCAAGCAACAAAGAGTAAAAAAACTATTATCGATTTAACTCAAGAAACTCATTTGCCCATGTTAGCAAATAAATATTTGGATAAAAAACATAATTTGTTGAATCAAGATATTACTCAATTTGGTATTAGTAAAAAACTCGATGGTGTTCGAGTCATTGCAAAAATGGATAAAATGAATAATATGCATCTGTATTCAAGAACCGGTAAACCTTTCTCTCATCTTAATCGTATTCGTGAAAGTTTACAATTGTTGATTCGTGATAATCCTCAAATTATCATTGATGGTGAACTATATTCCCATGAATTACCATTTAATGCCATCTCTGGTGCTGTAAGGGCTAAAAAATCACCATCACGCCACGATGACGTAATCCAATTATGGATCTTTGATTTAATCGACATGTCTAACAATAATAGACAACAAATGTCATATCAAGATAGAATGTATTTCCTGAAAGAACTTGAACAAAAATATAATCTATCAAGCGGATCAGATAACTTGAAATTTGTATATTATGAAC